TGGCCCGAGGGTCTCGACAAGTGCCGAGCGATGGTCGGCGTAGAACTCGTCCAGCCACCCAAGGAACTTGCCCGGCTTCCGCGCCGCACTCATGGCTTGAAGTGCTTCCTTGTTCGACAGCTTGCCCATCGCCCCGGCCAAGACTTCGACGAACGCAGCCCTGATCTGCTCGTCCTGTGGAGGGTCGGTCTGGTCGTCCTGTGCTGCTGCGGTCTGGGTCGCAACTGGAGACGGTGTGGGTCTCGCCGTCATGGCCACCGAGATCGGCACCATGTTTCCATTGACCAGGTACGCGTCGCCTTCGTCTCCCGGGATCGGGTCCATGCCTTCCTCATCTCGGATCTCGTTGGCACTCATCCACCCATTCTGCCGGGCGACAGCATACGCCGCGAATCGACTCTGGCGATCTGCCAGTGACAGGTCGTCAATGTCTAACTCGGTGTAGTGCGTCGTCTTCTCCGTACCGGTCAACAGTCGCCGCTGCGCTTCCTGTTCCATCGCCACGGTGATCGGGCGGATCGTATACGTCAGGTACTCCAGACTCTGATGCTCGATGTTGCCGAACGTCGCACGCGAAAGATCACGCAGCAAGTGCGGGGGAAGATTGAACCAGCGGGCCACCTCGGTCAACTGGAACTGCCGCTGCTCAATCAACTGCGTATCGGTCGCGGACATCTGGATAGCCTGGAACTCCATGCCCTCCTGAAGCACAGCGATTCGCCCGGCGTTGTTGGCCCCCCGGTGCAACGCCTCCCACTCGCCGCGAATGTTGGCCCTCGCGTCTGCGGTCAGCTTGTTGGGGTGTCGCAAGATCCCGCCAGGTTGTGCCCCATTGGCGAAACTGCTGGCCGAATACTTCTCGATCCCCAGCGTAAGCCCGATGCTGTCCTTCGCACGATGGACCAGCCCACGCCCGACCACGCCATCCCCAGCCATCAGCGGCACATGGTAGATGTTGGCCGCTGGCAACTCCGCCTCGATCTGCCCCGTCTCATTGCGGACGCGGTACATCAGCCCGCCACCGTTGCGGTGGATCTCGACTCGCCCGGGGTGAATCGGCCACAACGACACGGGCCGACCTGCACCGTCTCGCTCGATCTCCGCGATCATGTTGCCGTGCAGGTAGTACGATGTGAGCATCGCCACCCGCCAGCTAAACGCCGTCATCTCGGGATTGGGCTCGCGGTCGAGGAGGTACGCCAGCGGATGGTCGTAGAGCTCGACATCAGATTCCCCCTGCCGCTCATAGACTTCCCACTGAATCTGGCCGATGGTCTCAGCGATGATCCGGATGGCAGCGAAGACAGCCGACGAGGTAAGCACCGTCAATTCGTTGACGGGCACGCCAGCAGCAGATCGGGAGAGCAGTGCGTCGGCCACCTGCTGCGGCATCGCCCGCGATGATGGCGCGATCCAAGAAGCAACGCCTCGCCGAATGTCAGCCCAGTTCATAGAGCGAGACTCCCCTGCTTTTCGTAGACAGAATCACTGGTCATGTCGTTGATCGCCAGGCCAATACACATGATGGTTGTGACCACCCCGTCAATCTTGTCTGCCGATCTGCTTTTATTGGGCCTGATGTTGTCGTTCGAGTCACGGAATGCCGCCACATTGCCAACCATCCAGCGTAGAACCGGGTCTCCGTTGTGCCTGATCGTTCCATTCCCAACCCGGCGTTCAAACTCCTTCGAGGGTGCAGAAAAAGTTCGTATATCTTGGCGGAATTCTCGCAGTTTCTCTTCGGGGAATCCAGACTGGACAAGGATTTGAGCCAATGCCCGCGCTGGGCCATGCGGATCGTAAGCGAGAATCTGCATGTCGAACCGATCAAGTAACCCGATAATGTCATCACTGATGACGTGATAGTCTGTGACATTGCCGTCCGTCTGCTTAATCAATCCCTGTTTTCCCCAGTTATCTACCGACACCCGGTCTGATCTTCCGCGAATATCCCGTGGCGTTTGCGGCATCCAGTAAAAATTGAAGACGTGGTAATCGTCCTTGCGTTTGAAAAGCAGAGTCAGGGAATTGATGTCCCTCGTCGATGCGAGATCGAGAGACGCCCAGCATTGATCGCCAGCGAAGTCGTCTATCGTCAGGTCCGACTGACATCTGTCCCAGGCATCCACCTGAATCCACCGCTCAGCCTGCTGCGTCCATTGGTTCAGGTGCAGTTGCCGGAACGTATTCTCTGCCTCCGGATTGTGTCGCGCCTCATTGCATCGCTCGCGTATATAGTCTGGAAATAGACTGATTCCATAATTGGGATTCGCCCTGCGCCATACCTCCTCATCGGTCCAGTCGTCATCTTGCTTGGCACCGAAGATTGCACCATAGAAGTATGGATCGCTCGCCGGATTCGCGATTGCCAGTTCCGCTCGCTGATGCATCTGCCAACAAATTGACGACCTGTCATAGCCAGCCGTCGTGATGGCCACAGTGAGAGGCTGACGCCTTGCCCCGACTGATGTCGTCAAAACGTCCCAGAGTTCGCGTGTTTTCTGAACGTGCAACTCGTCGAAGATGATCGCCGACGCCGATAGACCGTGCTTTGTGTACGCCTCCGCCGACAGTGCCTCATACCATCCGCCGACCTTCGGGGCGAGTATGCGATTGTGCAGCAGCCGAACCTCGTTCATCACCCGTGAATTCGCCTGGCACATCGCCCGGGCTGAGTCGAACACGATACGGGCCTGCCCTCGATCACCGGCAGCGGAGTAGACTTGGGGTCGTTGCTCCCCGTCACAGAGCAGCATGTAGAGAGCCAGCCCCGCCGATAGCGTAGACTTGCCGTTCTTCCTCGGGACTTCGATGTAGACCGTGCGATATCTTCGCGTGCCGTCCTGCCGCTTCCATCCGAACACATCGCGGACGATCTTCGCCTGCCACGGTTGCAGCGTGAACGCCGATCCCGCACCGCCACCCTCGACCAGCTTGACCTGGGTGGAGAAGAATCGGCACGCACGATCTGCCGCCAGATCATCGAAGTAGAAGTCACTCATCCGGTCGCCCCGAAGAACTCGTCCCCGTCGTCCTTTTTCTTCGCTGTCGCCGGTGCCAGCTTGACGCGATCCGCAGGTGATAAACCCAGCTTGCCAGCACAGGACATCCATTGCGACGTGTAAGCCACCACCGAGGCTCTCGCGTCCTTGTCCATTGGGTCAGACTGGGCACACGCCATCGCCTGTTGCAACAGCCCCCAGAGACGGCAGCAGAGATCGACAATCGGCTGATCGGCAGACGTGAGGAACCCGCACGGGGCGACCTTCTCGGAGATCACCGCCCACATCCGCAGGCCGGGAGGGTCCAGATTGCTGGGCTGCTGGACGTGACCTTCCGGCTGAGCCAGTCCGTCACGCTCACCGTGACGATCCTTGCGGTAGGTGCCCTGAAGCTTCAGCAGTTCAACAGGCTTCGGAGGAGTTGGCATCAGAATAGGTTCACTCGGGAATCTGACTTCTCCAGGTTGCACGCTCGACACAAGCACTGGAGATTCTCGGGCCTGTGCGATCCGCCCTTCGAGATGGGAATCACATGGTCAAGGTTCGGATAGCGGTCGTGGTTCGGGTCGTATTTCTTGCTGACCTTGCAGCCGCAGTAACAGCACTTCCAGCGGTCCCGCTCAAAGATCACGTCGGGGTGAACAGGCACGAAGTCTGCGTTCTTCTTGGCGACTCGCCGACGATGATTGTGGATTTTCCTACATGCTTTACGCTTTGCCAACTTGCAGTCTCCGCAAGTCTTAAAAATCCTGCCGTAGGTCTCGGTCTTCTTCCCACAGCACCTGCAAACCCACGACCGCAATTCCCGTGGCTTTGGCTGAAGCATTCTGATACGCAATCGATCCTCGCGAATGACTCGCAACATCTCTCGCCGCATCTCTTGCCGAATCATCTTTCGCATCGCCTTCGCGGCTGCGTCCGCCCGCTTCATCTCTGGGGTCTTGAGTGTTCCACCGCAGATGCGCGAACAGAAACGATTCGAGTCTCGGGAATGAATTCGCTTGGGGAAATTCTTGCCGCACTTTTCACACGTCATGTCCGGCATCTCCTTGGAAAGCTGGATTGCCACTACCAATCGAGCACACTTGGCCGAACACGTTTTGCGAGTCTTGCTCTGCGTTGTCTTCAACTGCTCCCACTGCTTACCGCACCCCTTGCACGTTGTCCGAAACGCCTTCCGCTTGCAGTAGTTGGGTCGGCACGCCGTCGTGCAGTATTTACGCCTCGATCCCGACACCTTCCCCACCGACGGTATCGATGAGTCGAACACCATCCCACATCCGAGACATTTGCAGGTCGCCATCAATCCACCTCCTGATCTGACATTTTTCGCAGGCGAG